CCAGATGCAGAAAAGCATATGGCATATTGTGCTCGTGTAAGTAATCCAGACAATCAACAGAATGAAAAGTTTTCTGGGTTACTTAAGTATTGTATTCAGCATCAGCACTGGAGTATCTTTGAACAGGCTTCAATGACTGTTGAGATTAATACTACAAGAGGTATTGCAGCACAAATTTTGAGACATCGTAGTTTTACGTTTCAAGAGTTTTCTCAACGATACGCTGATACTGGACTTTTAAGTAAATCAATTCCCCTCCCCGAACTTCGTAGGCAAGATACTAAAAATCGTCAAAATAGTATTGATGATATTCCTGATTATTTGAAACTGGTTTTACTTGAAGATATTCGTGTGCTTTTTGAACACTCTCAGAGCATCTACAATCGTCTTCTGGAAAAGGGTGTGGCAAAGGAGTGTGCAAGGTTTGTATTGCCTTTAGCAACCCCTACAAGACTTTATATGACAGGTTCTGTGCGTTCTTGGATCCACTATATTGATTTGCGTTCAGCACACGGTACACAGAAGGAACATATGGAGATTGCAGAACTTGTTCGTTGCATCTTTACCTGTCAATTTCCTGCAGTATCTGAGGCACTTGGTTGGACTCGTGAAGGATGTGCTGAGTGTATGGATGCCCCATCCATCACTCTTGAATAAATATTTTTGTCGTAATTATTAACATATGGCAACATACCCTGTTTATAATAAAGTTACTGGTGAACAAAAAGAAGTGACAATGAGTGTTCACGATTGGGAACAATGGAAAAGAGATAACTCTGATTGGGATAGGGATTGGTCAGATCCAGCAACTTGTCCAAATTCGGGTGAAATTGGTGAGGTTTATGACAGACTTAAAAAATCTCATCCAGGATGGAATGATGTTTTGCGAAAGGCATCAAAAGCTCCAGGATCCAAAGTAAAACCAGTTTAAACTCATATGGCAAGAAGAAAAAGAGGCAACAGTGATCAACCAATTGGAGTTGGTCTGACCGCAAAACAGATGAAAAGAAAGAAACCGATTAATTCAGAATTTTTAATTGATATTGAACCCCTCACGGACAATCAAAAAAAATTATTCGATGCATATTCAAAGGGACAACATCTTGTTGCTTATGGATGTGCAGGAACAGGTAAAACATTCATCACACTTTATAATGCTCTCTGCGATGTTTTAGACGAAAAGTCACCCTACGAAAAAATTTATATTGTTAGGTCTCTTGTTGCTACTCGGGAAATTGGTTTTCTTCCTGGTGATCATGAAGATAAATCGGCACTTTATCAAATTCCTTATAAGAATATGGTAAAGTATATGTTTCAAATGTCATCAGATGCAGAATTTGAAATGCTTTATGGTAATTTGAAATCGCAAGAAACGATTAAATTCTGGTCAACTTCATTTCTTCGTGGAACAACCTTAGATAAAGCAATTATCATTGTTGACGAATTTCAGAATTTAAACTTTCATGAACTTGATAGTATCATTACTCGTGTTGGTGAAGATAGTCGTATTTGTTTCTGTGGCGATGCAACTCAATCCGACTTAATTAAAACTAACGAGAGAAATGGTATCATTGACTTTATAAGAATTCTCCGTGAGATGCCATCTGTGGATATGATTGAATTTGGTGTCGAAGATATTGTTCGTTCTGGAATTGTTAAAGAATATATTATGACAAAAATGGGTTTGAACTTATGACCTTTATTCATTGCAATTTCCTTGGCGATCTTGAATTAGAAAAGAAAGAAGAAAATGGCATCCGTCTCTATCATCTTCCGAATGGAAATTGGGTGCCTTCTATCACAACAGTTACTGGTAATTTTAAGAAAGAAAAAATTTTAGAATGGCGCAAGAGAGTTGGTGAAGAAAAAGCAAATCAAATCAGTCGTAAAGCATCTGCAAGAGGAACTGATTTTCACCAAGTCTGCCAGGATTATCTTGAAAACAAAGAATTGGTCTGGGAAAATTATAAACCTTTGACAAAGTTTATGTTTTTTCATGCAAAACCATATCTTAATAAGATAAATAATATTCATGCGATTGAAAGAACTCTTTATTCAGAATACTTTGGAGTTGCTGGTAGAGTTGATTGTATTGCTGAATATGAAGGTGAACTTGCTGTCATAGACTTTAAGACTTCTGATGAAATTAAACCTGAAGAATGGATTGAAAATTACTTTGTTCAGGAAATGTTTTATGCTGCGGCATATTATGAACTGACTAAAATACCACCAGTCAAACTCATTACAATTATGGTAACTCCAAATGGTGATGTCGAAATATTTGACAAAAGAAACAAAGGGGATTATATTAAGTTATTAATCAAGTATATTAAAAAATTTGTCAAAGATAATTTTTATGAAGGATCAAATTTCCAAAGCGTTTGAAGAAAAGTTTTTATGCTCAGATAAATTCTCTCAAAAAATTGAAACAATCGTAATAGAAAATCAAATTTCTTATATTGATGCAATCATTCAATTTTGCGATGAAAATAGTGTTGAAGTTGAGACCATTCCCAAATTGCTTTCAAAACCTTTGAAAGAAAAGTTGAAGTTTGAGGCAACTCAACTTAACTTTCTGAAGAAGACAAGTAAAGCAATGTTGAAATTTTAATGACACCATTTGATTGTTATAAAACATATCTTGCATTTAAAAATCATTTTACCAAAGACGCATATGATTACCATAAGTATTGTGGTAAATCCAGAGCAACATTAGACTCCTTTTATAAAAGACGTGATAGATATTTTTTTGAGAAGACTTCAAGGCAAAGAAGTGACAAAGAAGTAGAAGATTTTTTTATTGCTAACTTTGCTCTGTGTAACGATCCGCAGTCTCTTTGGATTGGTGAAATCATTAAGAATGGAAATAAAAATTACTTGGAGTGGCAAAAGAAAATTCAAGGTCTCAAATACCTCTTCAAGCAAGAGACTGAAAATTTACTTTCTGAACAAACTTTAGATACTGTCTTTGATTGTTCCAAAGGTCATCCAGTTCTTCTGAAAAAATTCTTGACCGATAAGATCAGTCTTGAAACTTTGGTAATTTACGACAGAATATTTTTATACTCAAAAGACTTTGATAAAAAACTTTTAGATCCAGTATGGCAAACTGTAAGTATGAGGATTAAAAAATATACTCCGTTTATAAATATTGATGTCTTTGAGTATAAGAGAATTGTGAAAGAAATTGTGTTTGGAAACGTATGAGTTTTTTCAGTTCCGATATTGTTCAAGAAGAAGTTCGTAAACTTTCTGAGTTACAACAATCCGTTTACTCTGGAATGTTTAATTTTGCTTTAATGAATAAGGAAGATAAACTTAATCATCTTTCAACTTTAGAAGATTTAGTTGAAGCACAAAGAGTTTTATATACTCGTTTAAGTTTGTCTGATGATCCTGAAGCACAGGAAATGAAGCAACGCATTATTGACCATGCAATTGAAATGGGAATGTCTCCTACTGCTGATCTCAGCACTCTTTTAGAAAATATGAAAGTTCTCTTAGAAGACACTAAAAAGCAGGTTGACAAGAGTTAACCTACACGATAGAATATTATCAATCCAATTAAATCCAATTAATACGGAGAATACAAATGTCTTTTTCAGATCTTAAAAAGCAATCTAAACTTGGTTCGCTTACTGCTAAACTGGTTAAAGAGGTCGAAAAAATCAGTGCTGGTGAATCAGTTGTAGATGAAAGGTTTTGGAAACCTGAGGTAGATAAGGTTGGTAACGGTTTTGCTGTGATCCGTTTTCTTCCTGCCCCTGAAGGTGAAGAACTTCCTTGGTCCAAAGTATGGAGTCACGCATTCCAAGGTCCTGGTGGTTGGTACATTGAAAATAGTCTGACCACTCTTAATCAAAAAGATCCCGTTTCGGATTACAATCGGGAACTTTGGAATAGTGGTAACGATAAAGATAAAGAAACTGTGCGTAAGCAAAAGCGTAAACTGTCTTACTACAGCAACATCTATGTTGTGAAGGATCCTGCTAATCCTCAAAATGAAGGTAAGGTTTTCCTCTATAAGTTTGGTAAGAAAATCTTTGACAAGATTATGGGTGCAATGCAACCTGAGTTTGATGATGAAGAAGCAATTAATCCTTTTGACTTCTGGCAAGGTGCTAACTTCAAACTGAAAATTGTGAAGAAGGATGGTTACTGGAACTATGACAAGTCAGAGTTTGATCGTCCTTCTCCTCTTTTGGATGACGATGATGCAATGGAAGCACTGTGGAAGAAGCAATATTCTCTTACACAATTCCTTGGTGCTGATCAGTTCAAGTCCTATGATGAACTTGAAGCACGTTTGAATTCCGTTCTGAAGAGCAAGCCTCAGTCTCGTCGGATTGATGAGGAGGTTGATGATGAAGATAATGATCGTGGCAGTTATACTCCAGATTTTTCTTCTCGTCGTCCTGAACCAGAACTTCCTATTGTAAACTCTTCTTCAAACGATGAAGATGAAGACGATGCTCTGAGTTATTTCCAGAGACTTGCTGAGGAATGATTAGAGACTGGTGATATTAATATTATCGGTTTTCTTTAAGTTTTCTGAAACATAATCAGAAGACTGTTTATAAGTAGAGATATCTTCAAGATCATCAATTGCATTTTGAAGATATCTTTCTCTTAAAATAAAAATATTTCTTTTATTGTCATTAATTTCATCTTCATAATCTATAAAAGATATAGGAACTGCAATTTCTGAACCTGCTTTAGGGACAGTAACACCCAAATTTTCGTCGTAATATTCCAGAGCAGCACTTCCTGCAACTGCAAGCCTATCATAAAAAGTTTTATCGACAATTAATCCCGCATTTTGAACAATTTGATCAGAAGAATTTCTAACTTCTAAAGTTTTATAATACTTAACTTGATAGAATTCCTCTTCTGATCCATACTTTTGAATCAGATAATCATAGAATGCCTGTTGACTGAGAGGCCATTCATTATAAACATCAAGAATATTATTTGTTGTTAAAATAACCCAATCGTAAAGTGGAGATCCATAAAACTTTTCAGATACTTGATCGGGTCTTTCATCACCAATGACTGAATATTTTGTGAAAAATGATGCATTTTGAA